CTTGCATTTGGCTATGTCATTCCGGCGAAGGCATGGGTCGTGGTGGACCCGACCGAGGAAGTCCACCGTGTCCGGATCGTCCCTGACGGCGACATGTCCGGGTGGATTGCACTGGTGGCAGAGGCCGGCTGCAAGGCCCTGCGGATAGAGCAGGGACCCGGCGGCAAATACAATGCCCGCCTCGGAAACTGGTGCACACAGACGATTGCGAGGCTGATCGGGCTCAAATCCAGTGCGTTAAGGCCAGTGGCTCTCTACCGCGATCTTCTCAGGGCAGGTGCATACCCCGTCCTCGAGGAACGTGATGTCGATCAAGACGAAAGCCCCTTCCATCAAGGAAGACCCGACGACCGCCCGGTTGCGGCAACAGGCTGAAGCCCGGGCAGAGTCCGATCGCCGTGAAGCCGGCCAAGGCTACGCCGATTCCCAGACACGCAAGATCCTCCGCCGGTTTGGCATGGTGGCCAATCGCGCCGGCGCCGGCGGCATGGCTGGCTTCAATCCATTCCAGGTCCTGAACACGTTTCTAGGCGGCAGCGGCTCCGGATCGTCCGGAGGCGGCCTGACCTCGCCCTTCGTGCGCCAATCATCCGGCGGCCTGTCGCTGCAGCCCCGTCAGGAAAACTGATCCGCCATGTACCCGACGAACAAAGAAAAGGCGGAGGAAGCCGAACGCCGGAAGCTCGACGCCGAGCTGATGGACCGTATCCAGAATGCGCGTCAGGACCGCACGCATTTCTCCGAGGCGCTGAACAAGTTCTATGAGCTGGCCCTGCCATGGCGCCAGCCGATCTCGTCGGCGCTGGTGTCCTCGACGCCGCGGACCTTCGATGAGCAGGCGGACATTTTCGACACGACGCTGCAGGATGCGGTCTACGACTTCGCTGCGCTGATGTCGGACCTGTTCACGCCGCACTATAAGCCGTGGGCGGACCTGAAGCCCGTCGGCACCTACAACCAGGCGATCCTCACGCAGGCCAAGCCGCTGATTGAACAGCGCCAGAAGAAAATCTACGACCTCATCCGCCAGTCGGACTTCTACGAGCAGAGCCAGCAGGTCTATCTCGAGATGGCCGGCTCGAAAGGCGGCATCGTCATCCCGTATGCGCCGCGCGGAAAGAAGATCCGCTGCACGCCGATCGTCATGTCCGGACTTCTGGATGATACCGGCCCGAACGGCGATCTCGACATGCGGGCGATGGAGTTCATCACCAAGAAGAAACACCTCGCGTCCCTGTTCCCGGACGACATCGAGGAAATCCAGAAGGACCCCAAGTACGCCCGCCTGCAGCCGAACACCGACTGCACGGTGATCCAGGGCGCCCACCGCGGCGAGGGCGATGGCGCGTGGGTGTTCTTCCTGATCGTCAACAACCGGGTCTGCTGCCGGAAGATGCTGGACGGTGAGGGTGCGGCGCCCGTGTACGGCCTGCGCTGGCAGGATGCGGCCTATTCGTCATGGGGTCCGGGCCCGGCCATGCAGGCTCTGCCATCGGCGCGCGTCCTGCAGGAGATGGGATTCCTGTTCCTGAAGAACCTCGCCAAGTCGGTCGACCCGCCCTTCGCCTATACCGAAGATGGCGTGTTCAATCCGGATGGTGGCATCGAAGCCGGCATGGCCCTGCCGATGGAGAAGGGCACAGACCTGCAATCCCTGATGTTCGAGCGCGATCTGAACCCGGCGCTGTTCGAGCGTGAGATCCACGTCCAGCGTGTGAAGCGGGCGATGTTCGTCGACGAGCCCGAACAGAAGGGCAAGACGCCGCCGTCGGCCGCCCAGTGGATCGACGAGCGCGCCAACACCGACCGCCGGCTGCAAATCTCCCGCATCCGGATTTACAAGGAATGGGTGCTGCCCATCCTGCAGCGCTTCAACTGGATTCTGGAACGCCAGGGCGAAACGCCTCCGATCGAGATCGACGGTCAGGTCGTGCAGGTCGCCTTCGATTCCCCGGTCGCGAAAACGTCGGATGCGGACGAAGTGTCCCGCTCTATGCAGCTGTCCCAGTCGGCGATGGGCATCTTCGGCGAGTCGTTCCTGGCCAACGTCGATGCAGCGGGAACGATCGAGGAATGGCGCGAAAAAATGGGCGACAAGCTGCTCAAACTGAAGCCGTTCGATGAGCGCACCGAGCAAGAACAACAACTTCTGCAGAATATGCGGAACCTCACTTCGCGCGGTCAGGCATGACGAAAACGCCCATTCGAAAATTCGCAGATATTGTCGTCGGAAAGCAGGGGGAACCGGCGCAAACCCGTGTTTCCAAAGCGTTTTCCAACATCCGGAACACCCCTGACGGCGCGGTGATCGAAGCCTTCTTCCTGCACCTTATGGCCCGCCTTCCGGTCGAGGGGGCGCCAGAGAGTGCGTTAAGGGAAAACGCGGTCGAACGGAGACTCGCGGCTCGAATAGTTCGCATGATGAACGAGGCCGAGCCCAGTGACGACCGACAATCCGCAGCCGGAAGCAAAGCCCGAGGCCCAGCCGGCCCCGGAAGCAAAGCCCGCAGTCGCCGCGGCGGTTGAGGCCGGAGCGGAGCCGAAGCCGCTTGCTGATCCGGCTCTGGCGAAACTCGGCGATGCCTTCCTGAAAGACGGCCAGCCGGATCTCGAAAAGATCGCAGAGGCCCTGGGCCGTGTGCATACGGACCTTCCGGGCGAGGGCGCCGACTACGAACTCAAGTTCCCCGAGACGTTCGACCTCAAGGGCGCGGACGGCGAAGTCGTCAAGCTCGACCCGGCCGACCCGATCGTCGGCTCGTTCAAGGAATGGGCGAAGGCGAACAACATCGGCCAGAAAGCCACCGACGGCCTGATGGCGATCTACGGCGACATCATCAAGAGCGCCTATGACGTCAACACCGAGGCGGCCAAGGAAGTCCAGACGGCCGAGTACGCCAAGCTCGACACCGACCGCAAGGCGGCAGAGGCCCGTGTCCTCGCTGCCAGCCGCGGCCTGACCCAGACATTCGGCAAGGACAGCGCGCTCGTGGCGCCGCTGATCGAGTCGATGACGACCGCCGCGCACGTCATCGCCATCGAAACCATCATTGCAAAGATCAACGGCACTTCGACTGCCAATCCGAAACCGAACGGCAAGGCGGACACGAAGTCCTTTGCCGAGCGCCTGTATTCCTAAGCCAAGGAGCTGACCAATGGCCACTCTCGCCAACACCTTTGTTGACCTGATCGATGTTGTTCGTCAGCGCGAAGGCGACAGCATCGCTGCCGTCATCGAACTCCTGCACGCACACAACCCGATCCTGCAGGATGCGCTCGCCATGGAGTGTAACTCCGGCAACGAGCATATCCACACGATCCGCACCGGCCTGCCGTCGGTCTCGTGGGGCGCGCTCTATCAGGGTATCGACCAGAGCAAGTCGACCACGCAACAGGTCACGGACACGACCGGCTTCCTCGAAGCGCTGTCGACCATCGATGAGCGCCTGCTTGCGATGTATCCGGCGAACGAGATGCGCAGCCAGGTCCGCCTCAACGAGGCTATGGCCTTCCTCGAAGCCATGAACCAGGAGATGGCGACCGGCCTGTTCTATCACGACACGGCTACCACGCCCGAGAAGTTCAAGGGCCTTGCCGCACGCTATGCCACGTCTTCGGGCGGCGGCGCTGGCAACCAGGTCGTGAAGGCCGGCGGTGCCGGTTCCGACAACACCTCGATCTGGTTCGTGACGTGGGGCGAACGCTTCACCCACATCCTCTATCCGAAGGGTTCGGCCGGCGGCGTGAAGCGCGAGGACATGGGCCGTCAGCGCGTCCTCGATGCGGCCAGCAAGCCGTACTACGTCGAAGAAGAAAAGTTCACCTGGCACATGGGCGTGGCGGTCAAGGACTGGCGCTACAATGCCCGGGTCGCGAACATCGACGTCAGCGAAATGGCGGCGGGCAACCTCGACATCAACGACCTGATGACGCAGGCGTACTACAAGCTGAAGTCGCGCCAGATGGCCCGTGACAATGCGGACGGCACGCCGAACGCCCGTCAGGTCATCTACATGAACCGCGACGTGCTTCTGCAGCTCGACCGTGAAGGCTCGAACCGCGGCGCCAGCGACAACTTCGTCCAGCTGCGCCCGATGGAGATCCAGGGTCAGGAAGTGATGACCTGGCGCGGCATCCCGATCCGCGAGTGCGAAGCGATCCTCAACACCGAATCGCTGGTTCCGTAAGCGGACGAGGCAGCAGGAGACCTGACATGATTTTCTCGAAGCAGACCATCCTCTCGGACCATCAGGCCGTCACCGCGACTGCGATCTCGGAGAACGTGCTGGACCTTCGGGCCACCGGCACGGTCTACAAGGCCGGCTCCGCGCTGACCCGTGACCTCGGCCCCGGCGACCCGATCCCGATCCTCGTGCAGGTGACGGAAACGTTCGCGACCCTGACCTCGCTGACGATCACGCTGGAAACGTCGGACGCTGCGGCCCTGACGTCCTCGCGTGTCCATGCGTCGTCCGGCGCCGTTGCGGCGGCCTCGCTGGTCGCAGGCTACAAGTTCCCGGTGATCTACCTGCCGCTGGGTCCGCACCTGCGCTACCTGGGCCTTCGCTATACGGTGGGCGGCTCGAACGCGACCGCCGGCAAGATCAAGGCGGGCATCGTCCCGGCTATTCAGACGAACGCCTGATGACACGCTACCGGGCTCTCGAACGAGGATTTGCGAACGGCAAGGTAATCGAGCCGGACGAGGAATTCCCTTACGAGGGCCCGCAAGGGAAGTGGATGGAGCGACTGTCGCCCCCTTTGGCAGAGCCGAAGGCCGACTCCTCCCCGGCCGAAGGCGCCGCTCCATCCACCAACCCGGAAACCACGGTCGACGACCTGATGGCGCTTCATGCCAAGATCGGCGCTGACCTGAAGGCAGACGACCTGACTGCCTCCGGCTATCCGAAAAAGTCGGTCCTCGAAGACCGCCTTGGCCATGACGTGCCCAAGGACGTGTTCTTCAACTTCATCAAGGCCGCCGCCGAGCAGCGCAAGTCCGCGAACTAGTGCGTTCGTAAAGAAGGGCTCTGCGCTGATTTTCAGCGCATGACAGTCTTCGCCGCCCCCATCAATGTGAAGAACGCCGCCCTGACCGGCATCGGTGCAAAGCCGATGGTGTCGGAGGCGGAGACGTCCGCCCAGGCGCGGGTCCTCAACTCGCACTACGAGCTGATCGTCCAGGAGGCGTTGACGAAACACGCCTACGCCTGGGCGAAGAAGTCGGCCCTGCTGGTGAAGCGGTCCCAGACGCCCGAAGGCCGCTACGTCTACGCGCTGCCGGCCGACATCCTGAACCTGCGCTACATCACCTACGGTAGCCCTGACGGTCGCGTTGTGGACGTCGAAGAAACCGATGAAGGCTTGCCGATCCTCGACTGGGATTCGACGTTCTATGGCCACTACACCTGGCGGGTTCCGGAAGCGCGCTGGCCGGCCGACTTCGCCGACGGCATCGTGAAGAAGCTGCAGGCGGCGCTCAAGCGCGGTCTGTTGTCAGACGACAACGCCGCCGAGGCGCTGGACGAACTGGCCGAAAAGAAACTGCGCCGCGGCATGGTGCGCGACAAGCGCCAGATTCGCGGCCGCCCTGTCAATCCGAACCCGCGCATGGTGCAGGTCTTCAAGGGCTATCGTCGTCATGGCTCGTCGACGTAGGTTCCAGAACGCCTTCACCACAGGCGAGGTCGGCCCGGAGTTCCTTCAGCGTGCGGAGGAGGAGCTTCAGAACGAGTCGGCACAGGCGCTCCGCAACGTCATCATCGCCAACGCCGGCGGCATCCGGCGGCGCCCGGGCTCGGTTCCGAAAGCCAAGAACACGAATGGCGTGAAGCGCCGGATCGAGATGTTCGACCTCGTGGGCGACGAGATCCGCGGGCTGGTAATGACCGACGGCCAGCTCGACATCTACGAGACCGACGGCACGCTCGAGGACACGCTGGTTGCGCCGTGGGGCGAAGCCGACATCGACGACATCGTGCACGTCAACGGCGACAACCGGTTCTATTTCTTCGGCGACTTCTTTCCCCAGCAGCTGACGTACACGAACGGCGTCTGGACTCTGGCGGACATCGACTTCGAATCCAGCATCGGTTCGACGATCTCGCAGCCCTACTGGCGGTTCAGTGCGACGAAGGGCATCTCGCTCACCCCGTCGGCACTGACCGGATCGATCACGCTGACGTCCTCGGACGACCTGTTCGAAGCGGGCCATGTGGGTACGCGGTTCCGCTATATCGGCAACGAGATCCTGATTACGGCCGTCACCAATGCGACGACGGCGACGGGAACGGTGATCACCGCGCTCTATCCGACGATTGACGTGACGGTGGCCTCGTCGGCAGGATTCCAGGTCGGAGAAGTGGTCACGGGCGACACATCGGGCGCCGAGGGTGTCATCTCGTCCATTCCGGATGGCACAAGCCTGATCGTCACCCTGAGCTTCGGCTACACCTATTTCGCAGACACCGAGACGCTGGATGGCCCTTCGGCCTCCACGACGGTCAGCGGCGCCCCGTCGGCGGCGACCGCGGCCGCGTCAGTGATCTGGGATGAGCAGATGATTTCGTCCGTCCGGGGCTATCCCCGCGCCGGCGTCCTGCACCGCAACCGCCTGATCATCGCCGGCTTCCCGCAGGCCCCGAACGCCGTTGCTGCGTCAGCCACAGGCTTCGAGAACGACTTTGACCTCGGTCAGGCGGAGGATGCGGACGCCTTCATCGAAGCGCTGGGCGACGACCAGAACGCCACCATCCGCCACCTGATCAGTTCCGAGCAGCTGGTGCTGCTGACCGACCGGGCCTGCTACTATGTTCCGGAGTCGGAGAATTCGCCCCTGACCCCGACGCGCGTCAGCTTCAACCGGATCGGCCCGGATGGCGCCTCGACCGTCCGTCCGCTGCTGACACCGGAAGGCGTCGTGTTCGTGGATAATGCCGGCCGCCTGCTGGTGATCGGCGCGACGGGCAGCGTGCGGGCTTCGTGGGCGGTGCAGGAACTGTCCCTGTTCTCGAACCACCTGCTGACCGGGCCGAAGTCCCTGACCTATGTCGACGGCCTCGGCAACCGTTCCGAACGCTATGTCATCGTCCTGAACGAGGATGCGACCGCCGTTGCCGTCGCTTACCGTCGCGGTGCGGAGCAGGTGGGCGTGTCGCTCTGGACGCCGGCAGAGGGCTTCGACTGGCTGTCTATCGCCGCGTGGAAGACCCGGATGTTCTGCATTCAGGGCGACTACTTCGCCGAGTTCGACATGGACGCGACGATGGACCTCGAACTGCCGTACACGGCGGCCGCAACGCTGCTGGCCGGAGAGAGCGTCTATGTGGCCCGCTCCGGTATCGTCTGGCAGGGTCCGCTCGCGGTGAACGGCTCGGGCCTGATCCCGACTGTGGCGGTCGCGGCCGGCCAGACCATCGGCAAGGATTTCCGGACGAGCATCATTCCGAGCCCACCGGTCGCAAAGCAGTTCGGCTACGAGCGCCGCCGCATTTCCCGTCTGTGGACGGACATGCTGGAGAGCGGGCCCTACCGTGTCGACGGAGAACTGGTGAACACCCACGACGAGGACGACGACCTCGAAGCGCCGCCGCCTCTGCGGTCAGGTGCTTCGGAGCCGTTCTTCATCCTCGGCTACGATCCGAATTCGATGCCCGAGATTTCGCAGGAAGTAGGCGAAGGTGCCCCGTTCTTCCTGCGCAGCCTCACGATGGAGATTGCGTACTGATGGCCGCTGCAGCTGCCCCCCTCATGGTCGCCTCTGCCGGCATGTCCCTGCTTGGCGGTGTCGGTGAAGCACGCTCGATGGACGCCCAGGCGAAGGCGGCGGAATACCGCGCCAAGGGCCTGAAGCTGCAGGGCAAGCAGGTCGGCGCCGAACGGGCACGCGATCTCAATATGATCCTCGGCACGATCGATGCGATCCGCAGCGGCCGGGGCGTCTCGCTCGACTCGCCGACGGCGATGGTGATCGAACGGGCACAGAAGAAGCGCTCCGACACGATCGGCAATGCCGAGCAGCTGGAGATCGCGCAAGGCGTCGTGTCGGAGAAGTATTCGGCGAGCCAGCTGCGCAAGGGCAAGAAGTTCGCAATCCTCGGCGGATTTGCACAGGCGACCTCGCAGCTCGCCGGCGCCGCATCACTCGGAAAGTAGGAGGCTCGGATGGCAAGTGGCCTGCCGGAAGTTCAGGGCCGGGCCATTACGGCGCCGGGTCAGATCAAGGACGCTGGACTCGCAGATCGCGCGGCCGCGTCGATGTTCAATCGCGCTGCACAGGCGGCCACCCAGATCGGCAAGGCGCTCGAGCCGCTGGCGGTGAAGGCCGGCGAAGAAGACGCGATCAAGGATTGGGTCGACCTCGAGAAGCAGAACGAGGGGCGCGGCCCCGGCAAAGTGACGGAACGTTCGGGCTTCCTCGGCCTGCAGACGGCGGGCGACGTCGCCTACAACAACATGATGGAGACCCTGTATCTCCAGAAAACCAAGTCGGCGATCGAGACCGAGGCAATGAATCTCGCCAACCGGACAGAGACGTTCGGCGATGTCGCGGCGTTCGATGCCGACTTCACCAAGTTCATCGAAGGCTATGGCGCCGAACTGGACCCGGAGTTTGCGAACGAATTCTTCCTGCAGGCGCAGAAGACCCAGATCGACACAAGGTCGAAGATCGCGAACCAGAAGCAGTCAGCGGACATTCAGGAAGCCCGCGATGCGATGGATCTCGACATCGGTGCGGCGGAGGATTCGATTCTCGCAGATGCTCTGGCCGGCGGCTATGAGGCGATTGGCCGGGAGGATGTGAAGCAGAAACTGGTCGAGTACCAGCAGCTGCTTACGATCAAGACCCAGAACCCGCTCTACCAGTATTCGGACATTGCGGCCGAACGTGACTTCCGGGCCTTCAAGGTGAAGCTCAATTCGGCGGCGCTGACCCCGGACGTCAAGGACGTGTTCGTCGATAAGGGCTACGGCGCAGCGCTGCAGTTCGTCGACGACGAAGTGGCGGCGATGGGCCTGCCGCCCGGCGAGACGGCTTCCGTGCGCAATTCGCTGCGCAACGAAGTCAACCTCATGCGCCAGAACCAGAGCGCGCTCGAGGCCGAACAGGAAGCGGCGGAGAAGAAGGCTGCCAAGGAACGCGAAGCCGCTGCCGATGCGGCTGACAAGCTCGTGACCGATGCGCTGCGCTTTGGTCTCCCTGAAGAAGAAGTGAACCGCCGCTTGGACGTCGCAAGCAGTCTGGTGAAACCAGAGCGCTACACGACACTCTCGAACACCGTGAAGTCGTGGTTCGAGGATGAGCCGATGGAGCCGGGCAACTTTGCCTACCTGCTTCTGGAAGCGAAGCGCGGGAACCTCGACAACGACAGCATCATCAACTTCCCCGGCGACCAGTTCCAACTGTCGCGACTCATCGAAGAAACCGAGAAGTTCGAAGATGCGAGCGTCAAAAATGGACGCGACGTCATCAAAGCGCATTTCTCGAAAGCCGATGGCCTGATGGCCACCATGCAGATGTTTGATGAAGGCCAAAAGCTGAAGGTCAAAGAGCAAGATGCCTACGACGACTTCGCCGCATGGTACAGCGCAATGACCTCTGACTCCTCCAAGCCGCCGCCCCGCCCTTCGGAAGTCCAGGAGGAGGCCAAGCGCATCGTGGCCCGCTACGGACAGATCGACATGTCGACGATCAAGTCTCCCTACCTCGTGGCGGCGCCGGGCGGACAATACAACGAGGAATCGGTGCGTGCCGGAAAAACTGCATTGAAGGACGCTGTGAAACAGGGTCGCATCACTCCGGAGGCCGCTGCGGAGGAGTTGGCAAAGATCGAACTGGTTGAACTCGGAGTAGGAACAAACTGATGGTCGGCAGCATTCTGGACCAGGCATATGAGGAGCAACGAAAAGCCGAAAAGATGGAGCGCCTTCAGGCGTTGATGGACGATCCGTCGTATGGCACGCCAGACGCCGCTGTAGATACGACCGTGCAGCCAGCGGCGCCCACGTCGAAGGACGGCCCGTCGCAAGAAGACAATGCCGACTTGTGGGCCGAAGCGCCCGACCGCCCCCAGAAGATCAAGCAGAAAAGTGGCGGGGCTTCGGCTCCGCCTTCTGGCTTCTGGGGCGAGTTGAGGGCAGCGGACCAGTCGTTCCGCGGCCGGCTTGAGAGCGGAACGGTCACACCGGAGACGAACCCGAACGCCGCCTTCGCCGGAGGGCTTGCGGGCACCGCCGGCGATGTTGGTGAAACGGTGATGGCGCTCGGGCCGGGCTGGCAGAAACTGTGGCACGACACGCAGGCGTTCTTCCTCGAGAACCCATCGGGCCTGCCGCGCGACTGGCAACTGATGTCCGACGAGAGCGAGGCATACTTCTCGCAGTTCCCCCAACCGGACGCGGGAGAGATTACCGGTGCCGCGCCTTTCCGGTCGGCCGAAGAATCGGCTGCAGCGAAGAAGTCCGTACAGAAAGCACAGCTGCGAGCGGCGGTGCAGGATGCCCGCCTGCGCGCCGCCCTTCCGACATCGACCGACCCGCTGCGACAGGGCGTCATCGACGCGACATTCAACATCGGCATGATGGTGCCGTCGCTGGTTGCCGGCTTTGCCACAAAGAACCCTGCGCTTGCCGTGTCGATGATGTCGTCCCAGACGGGCATCAGCTCGTATGGTGATGCGCGCCGTGCCGGCGCCGAACCCGGACAGGCTTATCGCTATGGCGTGACCATGGGCGCCATCGAGGGCCTTACCGAGATCATCCCGGCGAAACTGCTGATCGGCGACTTCGTAAAGAAGACCGAGTTCGTCGAAGCGTTCACGAAGCAGTTGATCGCGGACGGCCTTGGCGAACAGGCGGCGACCCACCTGCAGGATCTCACGACCTGGCTGGAACTCAACCCGGACAAGACGCTGGATGAATTCCTTGCCGAACGCCCGGCGGCGACCTTGCGCACAGCCATCGCATCGGCCTTCGTATCGACCGCGCTGACCGGCACGATGTCGGGCCTCAACGCGCTGTCCGGCCCGGCGGCCGACGCTGAAGCCGCCCCCGTCCCTGAGACGCCCCCTGAAGCGGCTCCGTCCGAACCGGCAACGCCCGCTGCACCGAGCGCTGAGGCCGCGCCGGCGCCCGCTGCACAGGATGGCGCCCCTTCGCCTGAACAGGCCGACCTGCTGGACAAGGTGAACAAGGTCGCTGACGCGATCGACGTCGCCCAGAATGAGCAGCGCCCGGCAATCAAGCCGCAGGTGGAGACCGACGACCAGAAGTTCGTCCGCGGTGTGGAGAGCGCGCTGGGAATCAAGCGCCCGGCCGCCCCGGTCGAGACGCCGGAAGAACGCCGCGCACGGATGGCAGAGCGCCGGGCCAACGAGGAACGGGTGACAGAGGAGTCGACCGCTCGTGTCGTCCAGGGTGTCCGCGACTTCGCACAGGCCCGTGCAGCGGCAGAGCAGGCCGTCACCCGCGCCATCGAGACACCGCAGCCGGAATCCGTCGTGGAAGCGGTGGCGGCCCATAACGAACTCGCAGAGCAGACCGGCGCTGATCCGATCAGCTATGCCGAGGAAATGGATCTCGACGATCTCGACCGCACGTCGACGATCGCAGAAGCGGAGCGCATTGCCGGCGAACTGGAAGCAATGGACTCCGAGGATGCCAAATCTGCTGCCTCTCAGTTCCGCACCCTGATCAAGTATTCCGACAAGTACGACGACAACACGTTCTGGCAGGGCTTCGACGAGGCGCTGGAGTATGCCGCCCCGCACCTGATGACCGAGGAACAGCAGGCCGCTGTGATCGAGAAGGTGGCCGAGGCTGTAGAGGCCGCGCCGCTCGCGCCGGAAGAAGAAGCCAGCGCGACTCTGGTGGAGGAAGTTCGGGCCACGGCGCCCGCATCGCGTTACTTCGGCCGGAAGTCATTCGGCGGGGAAGGGTTGGCGACTGAGACGCCTGCACCGGAAGCCGCGCCCGTGGCAAGAACGAGCGCCAAATACGAAGTAGAAACGGAAGACGCAGGATCGTTTGAGCTTACGATCATCCGACTTCCGGACGGTAGTGTTGGCCTCATTGGGCCGGACATCAACGTCAACTACGTGCCCGCCTTCGCAAAGGGAAAGACGGATCA